CGTCTGGCTCGTCGCCGCGGTCGCGGATCTACGATTATGTCCACACCAGCCAGTCAGCAGACCGGCTCGGTTGGTGTCTCTAGACTGCTTGGCGGCGGCTAATGGCTACCAAGAAAATATCGGCGCTGACGTCTATTGCGCAGGGGTCTATCGATCCTGCCGCTGACGTTTTGCCGATCGTTGACACAGGTAGCACAGAGACGAAGAAGGCGACCGCTGCGGCGATTGTCGGCAAGTCCATTGGTGCGCTAGCGGATACATGGAACAACGCCCTGACGACGTTCAAGGCTCGCGTGTTCAACGTCACGGATACGGCCTCGGCTGCGGCCAGCTTGCTCGATGATCTGCAAGTGGGCGGTGTGTCGAAGTGGTCGGTGCGCAAGGATGGCTCATTGACGGTTGGCATCGTGCCGATTGGGCGCATCACGGAAAACGACTACGGTGCGTTCTCTGACGTTACCGATCAGACCGCTTTGGCGAACACCGCAACAGGCGTGTTGTGGGGAACGACCGATTACTCAAGCGGTATCTCGGTTGCATCCAACACTCGCATCACGGTGACCAAGGCTGGCATCTACAAGTTTGACTTCAATTTGCTGTTGAAGAACACCGACAGTTCGTCGCACATCGCAAGTTTCTGGGTGCGCAAGAACGGCACCGATATCGCCAACTCAAACACCGATGCGACAGTTCCTTCGCAGGGCGGCGGCATCCCCGGCACGGCTGTTGTCACGATCGTATTCACGTTTCAGTTGGCGGCAAGTGACTACATCGAGGTGATCTGGTCAACGCCGAACGTCGCTGTGACGCTCGACTTCAAAGCCGCTCAAACCTCACCCACTCGACCGGTTACACCATCGGTCATCGCAAACATCAACCGAATCGCCTAATCGGAGACTCTCATGGCTGTAGGAATTACTCTTCTCTCGAATGCCAGCGCGACTGGTAACTGGGTCGCATGGCCGGGTGGTCGCGGTGAATTCCGTGTTGAAGCCACATTCGGCGGCGGCACAGTCAAGTTGCAATGCAAAGGCCCTAACGGCACAGCGCAGGATGTCGGAACCGACGTCACGCTAACGGCTGCGGGTGGCGGCATCTTTGAACTTGGCGCTGGTGAGATCCGCGCCAACGTCGCAACGGCGACGGCTGTCTACGCTGTCGCCCTGCGTATCCCTTCGCCGACGTACTGATCCGCAATGGCTAGAACCGCTGCTCGTACCTTCCCGAGGGCTGGCTCACGCACGACTACCCGTGAATCAATGGGCGGCGGTGGTGGCCCGGCTGCGCCCTCTAGCGTCGAATACCTAGTTGTTGGCGGTGGAGGCGGTGGTGGTGCCGGGTATCTGTATGACGGCTCCCTTCCATACGAATATGCTTGGGGTGGCGGCGGCGGTGCCGGTGGTTATCGCACGGCGACTGGTTTTGCTGTAACTGCTGGCTCGGCAATTACCGTCACAGTAGGCGCAGGCGGAGCGGCTGGCGTAGGAAGTTATGGCGGTAATGGCGCAGATTCTGTTTTTAGCACCATTACGTCAGGTGGTGGCGGTGGCGGCGCAGGAGTCTTTGATTACAGTCCGCGTGTTGGATTTAACGGACGCGCTACAAATGGCAGCGGCGGCGGCGGCGCAGGTCTTTATTTTGTTGCTAGTGGTGGATCTGGCGGCTGGAGTAGCGCAGGCGGGACAGGAAACACAGATGGCAAGAACGGCGGCGCTGGTGTTGGTAGTACATCAGATGGTAAAGGCGGTGGCGGCGGTGGCGCTGCCGAAAACGGCAACGTAGATGGGAATAGTTACGGTGGAGACGGACTGTCTTCGTCTATTAGCGGCTCATCTTTAACTTACGCTGGCGGCGGCGGTGGTGGATATAACAGCGGATCTTCTGCTGGTGGAGATGGCGGCGGTGGAATCGGCGCAACAATCGGATCAAATGCTTTTGCTGGCGTCGCCAATACTGGCGGCGGTGGTGGTGGTGGGGCATTGGTTACATCCCCCGGCCGCGATCTAGGTAAAGCAGGCGGCTCTGGCGTCGTCATTATTCGCTACGCCGATACGTTTGCCGCCGCGACCGCGACGACCGGATCTCCGACATACACAGTTGCTGGCGGCTACCACATTTACAAGTGGACAGGCTCCGGCTCGATTACTTTTTGAGGCACAGGCATGGCGCACTTTGCACAACTAAATGAAAACAACGTCGTCACGCAGGTGATCGTCGTTCACAACAACGAACTGGTCGATAACGGAGTGGAGCGCGAAGAACTTGGTGTCGCATTCTGCAAAACTCTGTGCGGCGCAGACACTCGTTGGATTCAGACCAGTTATAACGGCAACATTCGCAAGAACTACGCTGGCGTGGGCTACACCTACGACACAGCGCTTGATGCGTTTGTGGCTCCGAAGCCAGAGGCGTTCCCGTCGTTTGTTCTTGATGAGGCGCTTGCTCAATGGGTGCCGCCTGTGCCGAAGCCAGATGACGGCAAGAATTACGCATGGGACGAGAAGAATCAGATTTGGAGAGAGATTTCCGCTGACCGTCCCGTCCCGCCGACAGAGGGCTGATCATGGCTGACAAAAAGATTTCGCAATTCGCCTCGCTGGCATCCGGCGACATAGATTCAGCCAATGATGTGCTGGCGATTGTCGATGCGAGTGGGCCGACAACCAAGAAGGTCGCGGTTGCGGCTCTGGTCGGTGCGCCAATCACCGCAGGCTCTGGCATCACGGTCACCAAGACCTCAAGCGCAATTACGATTGCAGCATCAGGCGGTAGTGGAACCGGGGATGTCGTTGGCCCAGCGTCTGCTGCTGACAATGCGATTGTTCGATATGACGGAACAACCGGCAAATTGGTGCAGAACAGCGGCGTTTACGTCAGCGACGCCAACAAGGTTTCAATCGGTAGCGCTACACCTGTAGCTTTGACTGCAACGATTACCCCGCAAGTTCAGTCGCTTGGCGTGAACATTGGCGCCTCTGCGTACATGGTCGGGCGTTACTCTGCTGATGCTTCCATGACTTGGTACTACACGGCCAAGTCACGCAACGCGACGGTCGGATCGCACACAGTAGTGCAAGACAACGACGGCCTCGGCGGCATTGCGATGTTCGGCAGCGATGGCACGAACTTTGTCGCAGGCGCAGAGATCTATGGCGAGGTGGACGGTACACCGGGTTCTGGCTCGATGCCCTCTGCTATCGTCTTTCGCGTCAACGGCGTCGAGAAGTTCCGAGTCGCAAACAGCGGATTGCTGACCGACGACAAGGGCAACATCCGCGCTGTACCGCAGACCGGCGCAGCCAAGACGGGCAGTTACTCGCTGGCAACGACCGACGTCGGCACGTTCGTCCATGTCAGCACGGGCGGCTCGGTGACGATCCCTGACGCGACATTCGCTGCTGGCGACATTGTCTCTGTGTTCAACAACACCTCGGGCAACATCACGATTACTTGCACGATCACGACGGCCTACATTGCTGGCACGGATACGGACAAGGCATCTGTCACTCTGGCAACGCGAGGCGTAGCGACGATTCTGTTTATCAGCGGCACGGTCTGCGTGATCTCGGGGAACGTGACCTGATATGTCTGCATCGTCGATGCTATTGCTGGCTGCAAATGTAGGCGCTGCTGCTCCAGTTGCTCCCTCGTCAGTTGAGTATCTTGTCGTTGCAGGCGGTGGCGGTGGCGCAAACTATGGCGGTGGCGGCGCTGGTGGATTTCGCACAGCCACAGGCTTGTCAGTATCAACCGGCTCTGCAATTACGGTGACGGTTGGTGCAGGCGGCAGCGGCGGCCAAAACGAAGGAAGTTCGCCAACAAGTGGCAGCAATTCCGTATTCAGTACGATCACATCGAATGGTGGTGGTCGAGGCGGATACAACGGGAATTCTGGCAACCCGGCTGTTGCTGGAGCCAGCGGCGGCTCTGGCGGTGGTGGCTCTTTTGATACTGCCGGTGGAAGCGGGAATACCCCGTCTACATCACCATCTCAAGGCAATAACGGAGGCAGCACAAACCAAGGCTCCCCGAACTTTGCAGCAGGCGGTGGCGGCGGCGCAACTGCTACAGGCAGCAGCGGAACGTCGTCTGCTGGCGGAACTGGCGGAAGTGGAACGGCATCAAGCATATCCGGCGCATCTGTAACTTACGCTGGCGGTGGTGGCGGCGGCGCGTTTAGTGTCTCTGGAGCCAATGCTGCTGGCGGTTCTGGCGGCGGCGGCCAAGGCGGTAAGGCTGGCACGGGACAAACGGCAGGCACGGCCAACACGGGTGGTGGTGGCGGCGGCGCCGGAAACACTTCTAGTAGCGGCTCTGCTGGCGGCTCTGGCATTGTGATCATCCGTTACGCTGACACTTTTACAGCTGCAGCATCTACCACCGGCTCACCAACCATCACCGTCTCTGGCGGATATAGAATCTACAAGTGGACGGGCAGCGGCTCGATCACGTTCTAATTTGAGGAAGGAACATGGCAGACTCTAGAGCCGCAGAAGTTTTGGAAGGCTATGACCGCCTCAAAGGCGCTCGTGGCACATGGGAGCAGCACTGGCAGGAAGTAGCCGAGCGCGTATGGCCAACGATGGCCGAGATGACAGGCTGGCGTACACCGGGCGAAAAACGGTCTGAAAAGATCTTCGACTCGACTGCACAACGTGCGCTGCCGCGCTTTGCTGCTGCGATGGATTCGATGCTGACGCCTGCGACCCAGTTGTGGCACGGGCTGCAGACTGGCATCCCTGAACTCGACGACGACATCGCTGTGCGTCGCTGGTGCGACACGATCCGCGACATCCTGTTCCGTCAACGATACGCACCGACTGCTAACTTCGCCTCGCAGGCTTTCGAGTGCTACATGAGCCTCGGCGCTTTCGGTACGTCGGCGATGTTTATCGACGAGATTCCGGGCGTCACGCTGCGCTATCGAGCGATCCCGTTGTCCGAGCTGGTGATCGATCTCGACCACACCGGCCGCGTCGACACGGTCTATCGTTCGTTCCAGCTCACCGCTCGACAGGCCGCGCAGGTCCCAAGCTGGCAGGGCAAGGTTCCGCAAGGGATTCTGTCGCAGCTCAAGTCGACGCCGAACACGATGTTCGAGTTTGTGCATTGTGTACGCCCGAACCCGGATTACAGACAAGGGATGGCCGGTGGCCAAGGAATGGCCTACATCTCGCGCTACGTCTCGCGTCAGGACAATGCCCTGCTCGACGAGTCTGGCTTCCGTGTCATGCCGTACGCTGTCGGTCGGTACGTTACCGGCCCACGCGAGATCTACGGCCGCTCACCTGCGATGGAAGCTCTGGCCGACATCAAGAGCCTGCAGGAGATGGAGAAGACCCTGCTGCGCGTCTCGCATCGCATGGTCGACCCTCCGCTCATCCTGACCGAGGAAGGGGCCTTAAACGCCTTCTCCGTGCGTCCTAATGCATTGAACTATGGCTACCTCCGTGAG